GGGCTAAAATCTCAGACCATAATCCAGAGGACCACCGAGGTAACCTCAGTCACAGACACGGTTTCCACGTTCAGTCAGTAAAGTATTTACTAGTTGCATTAAACATATTCAGTGCTCCCATCTATGCCAATGAAGTAGGTGGTGTCAGTGCTACTGCTAATCCTGTAGCTAACAGTTCAGGTAGTGTTACTAACCAAGCAATACAGGTATTACAAGGACCATATATAACCAATACTTATGGTAATGGAGTTCAGTGTCAGGGATCTACCTTGAATATCACTCCGTTTGTAACTCTGAGTGATTCATGGAAAGAACCTTATCAAAGCGAATGGCTCGATCCAGTGTACGACAATTCAGATACCGACAATGATGGTGTGTTAGACAATCCAGGGGCCATACTCTACTATAAACCTACCAGAACAGGTCAGAAATCCAATCATAATGTTGGATGGGGCATCTCAGCTACATTATCCATACCACTTGATAAACGTCATAATGAGGGCTGCCTGAAGGCTGCTGATATACAGAATCAATATCATGCCCAGCTGGTTGCTAATAAAAGATTAGACTTTGAAATATCGAGATTGAAGCACTGTGCGGAGCAACGAAAATTGGGAGTGTCATTCCATCCTAAAAGTCCTTCATATCAAATCTGTGCAGATATTGTTGTGACAAATCCTCATGGTGTTATTCCTAATCATCAACACGAGATTCCAAAATAAATTTTACTTTTTCTTTAAAGGTGGTAGTCCTTTCTTTTCACGATATTGATTAGTTTTTATTTCTAAACGAGAAGGTTTAACTATTTTTTTACCTAGTAAACCCTTAATTTTCTTAGTAGCTTGCTTTAATAAAGGCTTTATTAACCTTAATAATAGGGGTGTAGAAGCTGCTGCAGCCGTTGCTACTACAGCGATTGCAGCTGTTGTACTTATTTGTGACGTTGAAGGAAGATACTTTTCAATAGGTGCTGTCAATTCATAGTTAGTTATGCAGGTCTGGCCATCTTCAGATAGCGTATGAGATACAACCTTTTCCCTAGATTCAGCATTCCGCATATCCCCTACCCTCTGGTCTGTAGGTCCAGGGCAGGGCACATCTTCCTTTGGAGTATTTGGTATATCTCCTAGATTAGGTTGAGGTGGTTCTACTTCTGGAGGTGAAGTTACAGGAGGAACTGATTGCTCCTGTACATAAACCATATTCTCTGGCTCATAATTGATAGGCTCAAACCAGGGTACAGAGCCATCACACATGACACGAGATCCTCGTTCATCTTGATTCACAAGTTCTATAGAATTTTTATTTGCAGGATTATATTTAACACAACCTGGTACATCTATTATTGGAGATCCAATAGACAAAGTTATAGGTGGAGTCTGTGGTATTGAAAAATTTATATTAGGTAAAGGAATTGAATTGACTCCTATGTAATTTATTCCAATAGTCTGTATCTCAGGCACTAACAGTCTTTGAAGTCTCTAGCCATCTGACCACCTATTTCTGCACCCTGTTTTTGTCCAAACATGTTAAAGAACCCAGCTACTAACCATCCAACATAAGGTATCTCTGTAAGAGCTGGAGTTATAGGAGCAGTAATGCTGGCTGCTGCAAGCCTTCCTGTAGCCTCTCCAGAACCTTCTGCCTTAATACATGCAATCTGTTTCTCAGTTAGTTCAGAGCCCTCTGAGACGCTTCCAGAGCCTCCTCCTGCTACTGACTGTTCATATGTCTTTACTTCTGACTTACCCATACCAAGAAAACCTGCTGGTCTATCAACATGTTTCTCAGTTTCAACTATCTTCGGTGAATGAGATTTATATCTAATCGTATATCCTTTCTCTGTAACACTTGCTATGTAACTTGTATAAGGTCCTACAGGTAAATTTATTAAAGGTAAATTACTTTTTTTATTAACTGTTGACTGTATCAAAGCAAGATGAGACAGTCCAAACAATATTCCTAAAGAACCTACAAGTATTTTTCTCGATCTAGATGGTCTCTGACTATACATTTTTTATGTTATATATACTTATTCTACTGTGATATTTATAGCCTAACCAGTGTCTATCAAACTTACACTTTTTCTGCTATTAGTTTAGCTTTCCAAGCAGCTTTTACATCAGTAGTCCATACAGCATTGCAAATTGCTGATACTTCAGCTGGTTCTCCTGATAAATCTGTATCTACAAGATTATCAGAAGCATCAAGTGTTCCAGGATGTAATACATATCTATGATAAGCCCTTGTCAGTTCAACATCATCTTTTTTAATGACTGTATCTTTTCGGACTTGCACCGCTTTGTAGATACCAACGACTTCAATTTTTCCATATTCGATTGTTTCAGCTAATGCCATTAGGATTAATCTCCGATTAAAACAGTTTTAGGCTTAGTTTATAGACGTAGCTCGGTCTAAACACTTGACATATACATTACACCACCTCTTATTATGGTGTTATCTATTTCACTACTGTTATATCTGTAATTAGTTCCTGCATAATTAGCAAAAATTAAACCTGTCCCTGTGTAAAGTGTTCCAACTAAATTACCATTTGCACTACTACCACCAGCACCATATCCAAATATATTTTCACCAGCAACAGTAGCAATATTATCAAAAGGAAAGCCATTTATTTGTGCAAAGTTTCCACCACCACCATTTTCAAATTGTACATCAAAAGTGGCTAAAACCATACGGCCAATTTTTGTGTATCTTCCTGTAGCTGTTTGAAAACTACCTGCGGTTGGTGCTGGAGTCCAAGTTCCTTCTTCATACGAATCTAATGCATTAGCTGTTGCGGTGTTACCGCCAAAAGTTAAACCATCATTAGTAATTCTAACTCTTTCTCCTAATGATCCAGCACTAGCAGTTTCAAATGAAATTGCTCCGCTATTATTTGCTGCCTGTCTATTCATATTTATCTGTGTCGTTCTAGCACTGCCACCTGAGTTATAGCCTACAATAATGCCAAAAGATCCATCAGATGTATTATTACCTTGTAACTCAAGAACAGAATATGGATTAGCTGATTTCCCAATAGATACAGTTGGTGCACTAAATGCAGAAGCGTTTGGGCTAGTAGTTGCTAAACCTATATCACCATCACTTTGCACTGTTAATCTCTCACTACCAGCTGTCTCTACTGAAACTGTATCAGCAGCAGGAAATCTAATTTTTGTATTTGTATCACCTGAGTGAATAATACTATCACCAATAGTAACTGAATCATTAGTTGTAGATATTGCTTGCGATCCAAAATCTGGACTAATCTTTGTTCCTGCAATAGCAGCTGAGTTGTTTACCTTTGCATTTGTTACAGCCTGATCAGCTATCTCAGCTCCTGAAATAGTTCCACTTGCTGCAGCTGTAATTCTTCCCTGAGCATCAACTGTAATGTCAGCAGTCGTATAACTACCTGCTGTCACTGAAGTGTGGGCTAATTTATCAGCCGTCACTGCATCATTAACTATTTTAGAAGTTGTTACTGTTCCATCTGCTGGAGTTTCTATGTCTATACTCTGTGCTAAGACAACTCCAAAGAAAGTTAATCCACTGGCAGGAGCTGTTGTGAATGTAATAGTGCTGGCTGCAATCGTGTAGTCTGTTCCTGGATTTTGTACTACACCACCAAGAGAAACTACTATTGCAGTATCTGATCCAGGAGAAACATTAGATCCTCCTGACTGCAAAGTGAAAGCGGTCGTGCTTCCATTAAAACTACCAGATATATCATCTACTTCCCTATTCTGTCTAGGATTAGGTGCTACTCCTAAGTATGGCATTATTTTTCAAAAATATCTTTTATATAGATATTTTAAATTGACTAATTTTATGCAGCCTCTAAAGCTGTGACTTTTGCTGATAACTCTTTGATGGCATTTACAAGTATTGGTACGAGTCTTTCATATTTCATTCCATAAGACATACCATCTTCAGTAATGTTACAAACTAACATATTGTCTTTTGTATCTCCATATCCATTAGCTTTTTCTACTTCTAAAGCTTCCTGTGCTAAAAATCCTATATGTAATCTATTTCTCTTTTTTGAACCATCAGGAGTTCCAAAAGGTTCTGCCTTTGTTCCATACCATGTTCTTCTATCCCATCTGTAAGTAACAGGCCTTAAAGCTTTAATCCAATCTAAACCAATACTGAAATTAGATACATCTGTTTTATCTCTTGAATCTGAAGAAGAAATTGATGTATCAGCACAGAATAAATCTGATACGTTATTGTCGCCTAAACAAACAATACCATTATGAGTTGTTAAGTTTCCAGAAGGCGAAGAACTCATGCCTGCGGAATCACCAAGCAGTACGTTTCTAGAACCTGTCGTAAGATTAGCACCAGATTCCCTTCCAATTAAGGTGTTACTAACACCATCAGATACATCTTCTCCAGCCCCTTGACCTACAGCAGTGTTGTTTGTTCCTGTAGTGCAAGCTCCTAAAGCTGCATGACCTACTGCAGTGCAGTTATTTACAGTTGTTAAAGCGTCTAACGCATGAGAACCAACAGCCACATTAAACTGTCCAGTTGTACATACAGTCATAGCTTCATGACCAACAGCAGTGTTAAAACTAGCTGTTGTAGCATTTTCTAATGCTTCATTTCCTAATCCTGTGTTTTTTTCTCCTGTTGTGTTAACACGCAAAGCATCATTTCCAAAAGCAGCATTTCCATCACCTGTGTTTTGATTAAGTGCAAGATAACCACAAGCAGTATTAGAACCACCAGTTACGTTAGCGTACAATGCTCCATGACCAACAGCAGTGTTTTGTATTCCACCATTGTTGTTGTACAAAGCTTCAGTACCAACAGCTACTAGAGAACCTTGAGTATCTTCTGTTGTCAACGCATTATTACCAATAGCTACAAGGTTGCTAGCAGTTGTTACTGCCAGGGCTGCATTTCTTCCCATTGCTATACAAGCAGAACCACTTGATAATTGATTTAATGCTGCATATCCTATTGCCACATTTGATGCACCAGTAGCAGTCCCATTGATAGTGAAATTACCGAGTGTGACATTGTTAGTGCCTGTCGTAATTCCAGAACCACCGTTCCTACCTACGCAAGTGTTATGAACCCCTGTTGTAATCGCAGATCCAGCATTTACTCCTAATCCTGTGTTATCACTAGCTGTTGTAACACTTGCTAAAGAAGATACTCCAACCGCAGTACATTGTGCAGCAGTCGTTGATGCTGATAAAGAACTGTTTCCTACAGCGGTGTTATTAGAAGCAGTTGTATTTGCATCTAAAGCATTTTTTCCTACCGCCACGTTTGATGTTCCAGTTGTGTTTTGCTCTAAAGCAGCACTACCAACAGCAGTATTATTAGAAGCAGTTGTGTTATAGGCCATTGCACCATTACCTATAGCAGTATTATCAGAAGCAGTCGTATGACTTTCTAAAGCACCTTGACCAATTGCTACATTTTTTTCTCCTGTTGTAGCTACGTGCATTGCTCTTCTTCCTATAGCAGTATTTGCTTGACCTGTTGTGTTGGCTGTTAAAGCTTCATAACCTACAGCCACATTATTACCAGCAGTAGTATTAGCATCTAAAGCACTGGTTCCTACCGCTACGTTCTGTGTTCCAGTAGTGTTTGCTATCATGCAATCTTTTCCGATAGCGACATTATTAGCTGCTGTAGTATTTGCTTTTAATGCTTCAGTACCTAATGCTGTATTTGAGCTTCCAGTTGAATTCGCAACCATAGCATCAGAACCAAGAGCTACATTAAAATCTCCAGTTGTGTTATTAGGCAAAGAATTATATCCAATCGAAGTATTTTTTGTACCAGTCGTCTGTGTGTCAAGAGCAAAAGCACCATACGCAGTGTTGTTAGCACCTGTTGTATTTACTTTCATACAATTATGACCAACGGCAGTGTTGTAATTAGCGGTTGTGTTATTTTCTAAAGCACTCCTACCTACAGCTACGTTTGAATGTCCAGTTGTATTGTCAAATAAAGTAAAAGAACCTAAAGCTGTATTGTTATCTGCGGTTGTATTTACTCTTAAGGCTTGTTTACCTACAGCTACGTTTGATGCTCCTGTTGTATTTTGATTTAAGGCATCGTAACCAACAGCGACATTATTATTTGCTGTTGTATTTAAAGCTAATGCACTTTGTCCTATAGCAACAAGGTCTATTCCTGTTTGATTTGCTGATAAAGCAGATGTACCAAGAGCAACGCAAGAGTTTCCTGTTGTATTAGCATCCAAGGCAAAAGCACCTACGGCTACGTTATTTGTTCCAGTTGTGTTAAGGTGTAAGGAATTATGACCGATAGCAGTGAGGTTACCGGCTGTAGTAGTTGACCCTAAAGCACCATTACCTAAACCTGTATTATTAGATCCAGTAGTAGCACTTTCTAAAGAACCTTGACCTAATGCTGTATTATTTCCTCCTGTTGTAAGTAAATTTAAGGCTCTTCTTCCTATAGCAGTATTACTAGAACCTGAAGTTAAGGTGGTAAGTGATTGAAAACCAACAGCTGTATTACTTCCACCAGAAACAGAAGCATCTAAAGCACTTTCTCCAAGAACAGTGTTACCAGCAACAGAGTTTGCACCTTTACCTACAGTTACACTATTGAATGTAAAATCTAGAGCAGAGCTATTACTATAAGAAAGAACACCTGATCCGTTTCCAATTAAAGCTTGTCCACTAGTGCCTTGTCCCGTAGGAAACTGAGCTACTTTTGTACCATCAGATACAAGTGCTACAGTTCCAGAAGCTGTTCGTGTAAATCCTGTGTTGGTGTCCGCACCAAAGGTAATAGAGGGAAAATTAATTGATCCGTCAGGGAAAGTTCCTCCAGCATTTACATAGTCTGCACCTGCATAAATGACTCC